TCATACTGGTATATTTATCTTCGTCAATTAATAAAGAATTTTTTTCTAAATTTAGTATATAGTTAATTATTTCTTGACATTGTTTATTAGAAAAAATGTCAAAATATTCAATTATAAAATCCTTTTTTTTATGTTTTAAATTATAATTTTTAGGTTTATCAACATTATAAACATTTATCAAGCCCTAACCTCCATTCCAATAATAGATGATGGTGCTTGAGTACCCCCATCGAAGTTTCTTCCATGAAATAAATAATGTGAGTAGCCAGCACCGTTAGGTCTTCTAATTTCTACTTTATAATTTTGGTTTGATGTAGAGTTTGGACTATGTAAATAAGAATGACTAATAACACCAAGTCTGTTATCTCTACCGTTCAAAGCACCTGTAACTCGTTGAAAAGTATTACTTCCCATAAAGCTTAAGTTTGTTGGGTCACTTGGTATAATGTCACTAGTATTATCCGCTTGATTACCATTAAATATCTCATTATTATTACATTTTAATCTTGCTTCAACCATATTATTAATAGAATCATCACTACCAGCACGAGTTGAGCAATATACATGAAAAGTAACTAATATAGTACTATTTGATGCTGTAGGAGTAATATTTAGACTTAGTCCAGTATCAATCCAGCCATTGTAATATCTATAAATCCAAGCACCTTGTTTTACATTACTTTGTACTTGAGCAATCTTTGATGCTGCTGGTGCTGAAGCTAAAGTACCACCACCACCAGAAAAAATTATTGGCATTATTCTTCTGGAGTTGCAGTAACAGTTGGTTTAGCAACTGATGATGTAGGTTCTACGCTAGTTTCTAATGTCTTTTTATTATGTAAATCTATTTGATTTTGTACTCTGTTTTGTATTTTTGTAACTTTATAATCCATAAAAACATCTTTAACCCAGCCAACAATAGTTTCTTCGCCTGTTTCGGTAAAAGCTTTATCACTACCTATTAATGTTGAATACGCTTTAAAATCCGTTACAGATGCTTTATTTCCTGTAAAAAGACAACTTTGCGACTCCATTTTTGTTACTGAACCCTCAGTACCATAAATTTCAACAGTTACTTCTTTTATAAACCCATCATCATTAGGATCAGATTTTACAGATACTACTCTCCAAGTAAAAGTTGTTGCCATGATTTCAAACTTTTATTTTAGTATAACAAACAAAGATAAATCGAACCAAGTGTTATTAACGAATAAAGTATTCTTCAACAGTATCGCTAACATCTCTCATTTTTATCCAACGATCATTTACAATTTGTCCTTTTAATGTTTTTACCTGTCCTACTAAACCAACAATAATCCATTCATCACGATCATGTCTTGGAATATAATCTTTAGATGAATCAAAATCAGGATTTAAACGATAATGCGTATATTTATTACCGTTACTATCATGCGTTGATGTTGTAGCATCACTTGGAACAGTTACATCTGAAGGTATTGTATGAGATTCATAGCTATGTAATTTACCGTCTGCATCAGTCCATTCAATAACATTATGGTCATCTAAAATAAAACAATCAAAATCATCTGTTAAATATTTACCGTGCCATTTATTCCATGCTGTATTACCAATAGTCATAGAAGCTTGACCAGCAGCTTTAGGTCTTACAACACCTATAATATTGCCTACAGCATCACTAGACGTAGCTGCTCTTACCTTGTTGTTTTCTAGTACTACTGTAGTTCCAACAGGTATAGCTGATCCAGTTGATGACTCAAAAAATTCTGCATAGTCAGCACCGTTGTTATTCCATGTACCATCTGCAAAAGCGTTACCATCGCCTCTTAAAGTAAACTCACGATCAGCAGTACCAGCATGACCTGAGTCAAAAGCACAAAAGTTATTAGCTGATGTTGCACTTCTAAAACCATGAAACTTTAAGCCATCTCCAACATAACCAGTACTTACTGCATTTAAAAATAAGACTAAATCAGTAGAACTTGATTGGTTAACTTGTTGTCTTTTATAAGTAACCGTTCCATTTGTATCTATGTTCACTATCTCTTGGTTATTTGCCCAAAGTTCTAATTGACCATCACCATTTTGTCCAACACCTGTATCATTATCTCCTAAAGCCAAGAAAGCTGCTCTTGAACCTGGTGTACCGCCGACTGATGTACCAAGTCCAATTCGATTTGGTAAATTACCAGTTAAAGTACCAGCTTCTTTATAATATGAACCCTGCTGACCATCTAATAAATCACTATCAAGTCCGCTACCAGAACCGTCATTTCCAGAGCCAAAAACCGACCCTGTATTATGATTTAACGTAACTGTTCCAGCGTTATAATCAAACTTCAAAACATTTTGGGCATTTGTATACATCCCAACATGAGAATGACCAGCCCTATGTAAACCTATTCCAGCAGTACCACTTGTCGCCCTAACCTCCATTTGTAGGGCGTTGTAATAATTTGACGGACTTCCAATATTTTTATTTAAAACTATTTGTCTATCTTGACTAGCCGAAATCTGTAACTCACCATTCATGGTGTCGGAAGTATCAGACCTTACAAAACCACTAGCTTGCAATCCATCAACTGTATCGGCATCTAGCCCACTTCCAGAACCATCATTACCAGCATGGAAAACAATATTTTGTCTTGCATATACATTACCTGACGAATAATGATTCAAATAGAGACTACCGTTTGCACCAGAATCAAGATGTAAGTTTGCGTTAGAGTTTCTTATTCTTGATATGTCATTACTGTTTGTAGCATCCCATCCACCAATATATAAATAAGTGTTGTAGCTTGTATTTCTAAATTGCAATCTTGCTTCATTGCTATGATAAGAAAGAACACCACCGATTACATCATTAGCATCAGACCTTAAAAAACTACTAGCTTGAAGACCATCAACAGTATCTGAATCGAGTCCGCTTCCAGCACCATCTGTGCCTGATGTCCACATTTCATACCAAGAATGCCATGCGTCATTAGTATCATTCATACCTCGAATAAAAGTACCAGCACCCAGTCTCTCATGTGCAATTTGCATTGCCATACCAAGGGAGGTAGCTGTATTTCCAGCGGAAATCATTGCTCCATACTTAAATGGTGCATTTGTATGACCACTAGCATCTACGTTATATAAACTATAAAAACCAGAATTTTTTAAATTATCAAAGTTTGTAGCACCGCTTACAAATATTGATTGAGATGCACCTAAAGTCGCACTACTTAAAGTTAAAGTTCCTGTATAAGTATCATTAGCATCTGATCTTAAATAACTAGACCCCTGCACTCCATCCAAAGTATCGCTGTCGAGGCCACTTCCAGAGCCATCATTTCCAGTATGAAATACATTTCTTGCAGTACCATCAATTGCAAACACTAGACCATTGTTCCCATTTCCAACTCTCAATTCATCTTGAGCTTCTTCGTTACGTAACCGAATATAACCATCTGCGTGCCATTGTATATAAGCCTTATCTGTAGTTCCTTCTTGAAATCTAATGAAAGGATAAGAAGCACCACTAAGAATTATTTTTTCATTTACATTTCCACTAAATGTATAAGTACTACCAGTTAAAGTATCATCTGCATTTGACCTAACATATTCGCTACCTTCAAGTCCATCTAATTTGTCAGCATCTAGCCCACTACCACTGCCGTCATTTCCAACATGGAAAACTGTGTTACTTCGCCATGTTAAACCGCCATTACCAGAACCAACAATTAATTGGTTTGTAGAATCATTGCCCCCATTTCTTATATAAACATTGTGACTAGTTGTTGCTGAAATATATGTATGACCATCAGCATTTATCATCATATACTCTTGACCACTTTGGCTGGTATGAAAAATTCCTTTAAATGCCGTACCTAACGCCCAGCTTCCAACTTCTAAACCGTTTATCGTTATATTTTGAGATGATGAATCTACTGCATCTGACCTTAAGTAACTAGAACCTTGTACTCCATCTAATGTGTCACTATCTAGCCCACTTCCAGAACCATCATTTCCACTATGAAAAATTTTACCAGTAGCATTATTACCTCCTTGACCTACATCTAAAAAGAAACCTCTTGTATTTCCAGAATCTTCAAAAATTCTAAAATTATTACCATTAATATCAATATTGACAGTACTACCGCTTAGTGAACCGCTTGGAGCTTGAGTAAGTTGTATTTCTCCACCTTCACCGCCACTTACTGATGAACCACCAACTTTTAGTACTCCGTTAAAAGTATCATTTTGATCTGACCTTAAAAACTGTGTGCTGTCTAAGTTGTCTAATGTGTTTGCATTATTAACAGTAAGTCCTGTTAAATTTGAACCGTCTAAGGCTGGTAATGTTCCTGTTAATTGTGCAGCAGGGATGTTAGTTAATGAAGCACCACTACCGCTAAAGGTTGTTGCTGTGCAAGTTCCTGTGATTGCAGCCCCAGCATTTGTAACTCGTAATCTTGTACTGCCATTAGTCTTTAGTGCAATATTGTCATTTTGGTCAAAATGAACAAGTGTATTTGTATCTCCTTCGTGTAATAAAGCACCAGCAGTAATAATATCATCACAAGTTATACTGCCATCTACGTCTATTCCAGCAGTTGTTGTAGATAATTTTGGACTATTATCGAAATAAAGAGAAACAGCGCCGTCTTTAACTCCTTTCAATAAGAAATGATTTTGATTGTCTAAAAAACCTATAGTTGTTCCGCTAACACCATATACTTTTCCATTTACACCGTCTGAACCTTTTATATCTAAATATGCTCCTGATGCTGTTAAATCTTGAATTGTTGCTCCGTTTGTTTTTGTCAATATTTTTGCTTCATTATCCCAATACAACTCAACTGCACCGTCTGGAATGGCTCTTATCATAAATTCATCTCCAGTTCTTTTTAATATATTTATGCCTGTATCAGATCGTATTGATAAAACCCCTTCGCCAGCGTCATCAATTATAGAGTTTGATCCATCATGCAGCAGCCTTAAATCATCGTGAGTTCCAATTTTTATTTCTGCATCATCTGGTATATCTATATGACTTGTTGCAGTTATAACGCCTGTAACATCAAGTCCAGAACCAACGTCTAAATTCCCATTTACACCAGCATCATTGGCTAAAGTTGCCCTACCATTCGATAAGATAGTAAATCTAGCAGCACTATTTGTTTGGTCATATACTTTAAATACACCATTTTCATTTAAAATCCTAAAATCTGAATCATTATTAGTGTCTGTTAATAATATTTTTGGGTCTGCCCCTTCGATAATTACTGCATTTCCTGTAGTTTTTAAAGTACCGCTTGTAAGAATATTTTGATTCGATAAAAGAGATAAGATTTCTGAGGCTGTCTGATCTGCTGTGGCATTACTCTCAATTCCATCTAACTTTGTACCATCACTAGCAACATCACGCCCATCTACATTGCCTGATACAACAATATTGCCTGTTACTTCAAAACTATTACTTGCTTTAACTAACCCACTAGCTTGAATTTCTAATCTAGTTGCACTTGAATTAGTTATATCAAGAAATCTTAATACACCATTATGATTCCAAATTGCGTAATCTGGATCATGGTTTGTGTCTGTAAAGTATAACTGTGGTGTAACACTGGTAAGAGTAAGATTACCTGTAGAAGTTATAGCTTCAAATGTACTAGCTCCTGTTACATCAATTCCAGAACCTACATCTAAATTTCCAGCTATATCAATATGACCATCTGAATTAACGACTAATCTATTGACACCGTTTGTATCATCTTGAATAACAAAAGCACCATCATGGTTGCCTACTTCATAGTCAGGATTATCGCCAGAATCTACAAAAAATATTGATGGGTGAGACTCATTAATAGTTAGATCGCCAGTTAACGTACCACCAGCAAGAGGTAGTTTGGTTGCTATTGAGTTGGTAACAGTTGTTGAGAAATTAGCATCGTCACCCAGGGCTGCTGCAAGTTCATTAAGTGTATTTAATGTGCTAGGGCTGGAGTCAACTAGGTTTGATATTGCTGTGTCTGTATAAGCTGTTGTCGCAACCTTGGTTGAGTTATCCCCTGCTGATTGGGTTGTTGCTGTAACTCCGTTACTTAATACACCAGAGCTAGAAGTTAAGCCACCGAATAAAGTATTTCTTGCTGCAATATCAACCCCATCAACTGTTCCTGTTACAGATATATCGCCTGTTACATCAAGCCCTGCACCAACATCTAGATTTTGTAGAACAGTTGTAGTTCCATCTGATGCAACAGTTAATCTTGCAGCAGAGTTTGTTCTGTCAAAAATTTTAAAAATTCCGTTTTGATTCATTACATCAAAATCAGAATCATTATTATTATCAATTAATTTTATTAGTGGCGTATGATGAGTAATTTGTAATCGCTGACAATCAACAATTTGACCAGTAAAATCAGGATCAATTTTTGACCCTGCTATTGCTGCACTTGCGTTTATATCAGCATTTACAATAGTTCCAGCAACAATACTTCCCGACTCAACTAAACCAACTTCTACAACATTACCAGCATCATTTTTTGTAAATAATTTAGGATTACCGTCTGTCCTTAAAGCTACCTCTCCTACTACTAAATCACTCGCAGATGGATTATTACCAGAACCGCTTTTTAACTTAATTGTGTTTGCCATTTGACAGCCTCCTTAACGGTTTATAAAAATTTAAAATGAACCCCCATTAATATCAAATCCAGAAATAGTTTCATTTTCTAAGAATGTTACTAAATCAGAAAAAGCAACTTGTTTCATAACCCCTGCATCATTAACAACCATACGATCAGCCAAAGCAAGAGTTGTTGATGTAGCTGATGTATCACCATCCACGATGCTCAACTCAGCAGTCGTAGATGTACAGCCATCGAGTTTATTGAGTTCAGCAGTTGTTGTGGTCAAACCATCCAAGATTTGGACTTCTGTTGATGTCAAATCAGCCAAGCTATCTGCTGTTGCTTGAGCCATCGTACTAAGCTCTGTCAGCTTATCGGTGTGAGGCTCTACGTCTGTGCCAATTACTAAACCAAGATTTGTCCTTGCTGCTGATGCTGTCGAGGCTCCTGTACCACCGTGGGCTACCGCTATATCGGTTGCATTCCAAACACCAGTTGCAATAGTACCAACAGATGTAAGGCTAGAACCAACAACTGAATTACCTAAAGCTGTTTTACTCAATACAGCTACACCATCAATTCTAAAAAGCTTACCTGTTGCTAACTCTATATGTTCTGAAGATGTCCAAGAGTCGGTAGAGTCAATCCAATTAAATGTCTTATCTGTAGAGCCTTTTAAGGTAATACCACCACCAGAAGCAGCCGAATCACTTGGTGAAGCTGTAGCACCGAGTTCTAAATTTTTGTCATCCAAGGAAACTACTGTAGAATTAACGGTGGTCGTAGTACCGTTTACAGTCAGATTGCCTGATACGACTAAATTTTGAGTACAAGTAAACCCAGATACAGATGCTGATGATATATCAAATCCACCTGTAAATGTTTTATTACCCGAAATAGTTTGTGCGCCTGTTTTATTAACAAAAGCACCATCTCCACCAATAGCCAAAATTGACGAAGCTGCACCTCCAGCACCCCCTGTACCCTCTCCGTAATACAGCGTATTATCAACTTCGTTAAACGCTAATTCTGCATTTTCTAAAGTACTAGGTGCGCCAGCACTACCGCTAGTTCTTCTTTTTATTCGTACTGTGTTTGGCATGGCTTACTCTGGGTAAAAAGCTGTTGTAGCAATGGATTTCAAAAATTTCCTCCATCGGTTAATTCCGTTGGAGTAACTGTTGAATCTGCAATGTAACTTTGAGCAGAACTACTAAAACGTATGATACTGCCATCAACTCTATTGCTTTCATCCAATATTATACCTTTTGCACCTTGCGCCCCTGCTGTTACAACTGAAACTGTCTTAGTTTCTCCATTTACCGTAACTGTATTCTTAGTAGTAGCAACAGAAATCTTAGTACTCATCTTGTATAACTCTGTGATACTGTAATCTTACCTTCAACATAGTATTCTTTCAAACCACTCGTATTTGTTAACATTACGTCATAATACAATTCGTCTGGGAAATTTAATGTTTGTTCATCTGTAAGAGATAAAAAAAACTTACCTACAATTTTATTATCATAACTAGAAGTTACAGTAAAATCTGCGTATTTAAATTCTCGTTCTTCATCCCATGCTTGTGCTTCAATTGTAAATCCTGTTAAATCCATTGGAACGATTGAACCATCTGCTTGCGTAGAAGACAAAATATATTCTTCGTTCCAATCTGCTGCTCTTTGTAAAGTAAAGTTTCTAAGACCAGGATTTACAGCCATTATTCAACAGGTTCGGGTGCGGGTGTTGGTTCAACTTCCGATACAGGAGGTTCAATTTTATTATAAGCCAAGATTTCGCCATTGATAGCATCAACTTGTTTTTCTATTTGTTTTTTTTCTGCTTGAATTTGTTTTTCAGCGTTATCAAGCTCATTAAATCTTTTAACAAGTTCTTGACCTTTAGCTTGAGCTTCTGCTCTTAATTCAGAAATAGTAGACATAAAATAAATATGTATTTGTTGTTTTATTGTATCAAAAAGCTAGTGATTTGCTACAGGTATTAATGCAAACTTAAATTTTTTGCCAGTTCTGTGATTAAGAAGATACAAGTCCTCATGTCCTTCTTGAATTGTGTAATCTCCCCAAGTTCCATCTACATCATTTTGCTTACCCTTATTAGACATATTAAGGTCATTAATATATAAGTTTCGCCAAGGATTACTTGATGTACCTAAATCTACTTGTGCGCCAGGAACTGCATGACCATAAAATATAACTTGACCACTATCAATATTCACAACTTCTACATTATTAGCCCATAATTCTAGTTGACCATCTCCGTTTTGAGCTATTCCAGTATCGTTGTCTCCCATAGCTAAAGCAGCATTTCTATTAACTAAAGTCCCTCCTGGAGTAGTTCCAAGTCCTATTTTTCTACCACTAAAGTTTATAATTCCAGAACAAGTATCGTTAGCATCTGAACGTAAAAACGACCCAGAATCAATACCGTCTAAAGTTGTAGCATTTACGTTGGTAACACTAGCTCCATTGCCACTAAAACTTGTTGCACTTACTGTTGCGCTAAATACAGCGTTGTAACTTGAATCAATAGTAAGCGCAGTATTTGCACCAACTGCGTTCCATGCTTTTCCAATTTTGAACTTATCACTATCTGAATTATCTATACCAATGTGCCAACCAACTACACCATTAATATCAAAGGATATAAATGGATCTCCACCTCCAGAACCTGTACTTCTTACAGCAAGATAAGCATGAGCATTGCTATTATTGTTAGTCGAGTTATAAATATAAGCCCCAGCTACATTATTATTACTAGGATCACTATATGTAGTGCCAGTACTTGCAACAAATAATTTTACTAAATGAGTGTTATCACCTCCGATTGCAAATCCGTTAGCGTTAATAAAAGCTCTATTTGAACCAACCTCATCCTTAAAAATAGTTGCATCTCCTTGTAATATTAAACTATCGCCATCAGCACCAAGATAAGCACTACCTTCACTATTTTCTAGTCTTATATAATTACCAGCATTATCACCTCTTTTAATATGTAAATTATGGGATGGATCTGAGGCTTCAAAATTACCAAAGCCAACAAATCCATTATTAGCAATAGATACTCTGGTAATGTTTGTTGTTTTAAATAAAATATCTGCTGCTTCATTTGCTTCTAAAATAAACTGACCAGTTCCTCTATGTATTAATTCGGTAGACGCATTTGCTCCACCGTTAGTTCTAATAATTCTTAATCCAGCATTTACACCTGTCCTATTAGGATCTCCAATTAATCTTATTTCAGCATTTCTATTAGTATTACTATTATTCTCCCCTATTTCTAAAACAGTATTAGCATTACCATTTTCAATCCTTGCATTACCAAGTACATGAAGCCTTTGTTGTGGATCAACTGTGTTTATTCCCACCTCACCGTTGCTTTCAATAGTTAATCTATCACTACTACCTGTAGTTAATCTTATTTCATTAGCTGATGGTCTATATAAACCATTAGCTGGTACTGTTGCTCCTGTAACATTAATTCTTCCTGCTTGTAATTGATCTGTTGCTGTAACATCATCTCCTAAAATTGTACCTGTACCAGTAATATTTCCAGCCTCAACATTTACAAATTTATGAGTTCCACTATTACCCTCTAATCTTTCCCAACCATCATTATTTGCATTACGTCTTTCAAAATAGCTATTAGTTGAGTTCCAAGCAACTGCTCTAGCTGGATAATTTCCGACATGAGTAGTTCCATCAGAAAATAAAGATGATATTGTGTTATCTCTTGCTTTTAGCTCAGTAATAAAATCAGTATATGAACTTGTTAGTTCTGGTTTGGTAAAATCTGCCATGTTTAAACACCTCTTACAGTAAAGTCTACTGTATTTGTACCTGTTGGGGCATTTCCGCTTGCATCATATAAAAATATTTTAAATCCAGTAGGTGTCGGCTCATCAAGAAAATCGTAAATAGCATATTTAGCTGTTCCACTAGAACCTCTAATTTGTAAAGATATAGAATCTACATCAAGGAAACTTTTACCAGTAACACCAGCAAAGAAATTAACTTGTTTACCAGAAGCTGCTTCACTAGCTGAAACAGTAACACTACCTTGATCTGTAAGTTGTTTCAAAAATAGTTTGTAAGAAATATTATTAACCTGTATTAAATCATTATTGCCTGATGCTGACAATGTAAAAATTGTTTTTACATATCTGAAATTTGTACCTAAAACATTAGATTGACCCGCATCTAAATTAGTAAAATTTGTACCGTCTAAGCTTGTTGAAATTTGTGGAGATATATTCACACCTTCTCCTATAGTTTGAATTGTATTCATTTTTACTTGTATTCTACTGGAAGGTATAGTAGTTCCAAAGTCAAATGTTTCTTGAAATGATGCACTGTTTTCTGAAGGTATAGCATAAGCAGTAGAACCACCATATTTACCAAAAGTTATTTTTGCGCCAGTACTGTTATTAAAGCCATTATCATTCGTATCATCATTGTTTGGATCAAAATGTACTCTGTATTGTTTTGAACTATCAATACAGAAAAATATTGTATTGTTTTCAACAAACCCATTTGTAAAAGTAGCTGGAGATGAATATGTTATATTGCCTTGCGTCTGACGTTGAGTGCCTACTATAAACTGAAAAGTATTTTGCGTGACTCCTTGAATTACATAATTTTTACTATCATCATTAGTTCCGTTTGCTGATCCAGAGGTGAAATTGATAGCTAGTTGCTGCGTATTAGACAAACCATGATTTATTTTTGTAACAGTAACTATTAAGCCTTGATCTGTATTAGTGTCATTTGCTTGAGTATAGGTTGCGTTTACTGACCCATTAAGTAATGCGCTACTTCTTTCAGCATTAAGAACAAAATCTGGTGGCTCGTCTACATCTACTTCAACATCACGAGCTTGTGTAGCTTCAACTTTCGCACTATTTACAGCAGTTATTAAATATGTATATTCTCCTCCAATCTGCTCAAATACTGTAGTAAACCCACCTTGTTTAGCTCCAATTAAATTACCAGCAGTAAAACTTGTTCTATATATGTTGTAATAAATTATTGGTAAATCAGAAGCTGGTTCAGGCCATCTAAGTAATACATTATTGTCAATAACTTCTGGATCAATCCTAGAAATTTGTTCTGGAGGGTTAGCTGTAATATCTATACTGTTTACCTGTCCAACGTTTCCATTCGTGTCAACAGCTTGTATGTAATATGTTTTTTGTGTTTGTATTACACCACCTATTACATCTACAATCCATTTTTCCGTGATTTGAGTACCATTTTGTTGCGCTACTAATACAGCATTAGCAAAAGGAAGTGTTCCTGCTGATCTATAAATTTTATAATCAGCGATTGGTAAACCATTTCGTACTGTTTGGTCTATAACAACTGGAGTCCATGTTATTTTTGCACTTTCATCTACTAATACTGCTGTTAAGCCTGTTGGCATTGGAGGGTTTTCAAAAGTTACATCTGGATAGTTAGTAATACCTGTACGACCAAATGCTCCAAATTTATTATTGCTATTTACAGCAGCGATCCAAAACCTTTTACTTGTGTTCCAAGTAACATCAAGTAAAAAACTTCTAGAACTTACACGAGTAACAAATGTTGCTCCATTCTCATTAGTAACATCAGTATCACTTATTTTAATTTCATATTCTTTAATTTTTGTACTTCCAGAGTTCGGTAAATTCCAGAACAGTCTTAATTGTGTATTTTCATATTGATATTCAATATTTGGAGCAGCAGCAACAACATAGACTACAGTGAAATTTAAAGCTTGTCCTAAATTACCAGCAATATCAACTGCTCTAATATTAAAAGTAACATCATCATCAAAGTTAACAGGTAATTGAAAAGTTGTAGATTTTGATCTACCTAATAAATTTTGATTGTTGATAGCTCCTTGGTAGATTTCATATTCTTCTATTGCATAACTACCAGAAGCTGGAGCATCCCATTTTAAAATTAAGTTATCATCAAAAAATGTGCCTGATCCATTTTGTGGAACAGAAGGTGCTGTTATTGTTAAAGATATTTGTTGTGCATTAACTGATTGATTTCCATCAGCATCAAAAGCTTTTATAGAAAATATTTGTGATGTTGTTCCAGGTGGAATTGTACCAACCTTAAATGTTGTACCTTTAATCTTTCCTAATGATGTGCCTGTAGACCATGACCCCGACTTAATTTCATATTGCTCTATATCTAAATCAGCAAAATTTGGAGGGGTAGGTGTAGGCGCATTCCAATTTAAAACAATTCCAATATGTGGATCTATTGTTCCGCTAAAACCTGACACATCACTTGGAGGTGCAGATTTACCGATTGCTTTAAGAAAATATTCTCCAGTAGTTGTATCTTGACCGTTTAAATAAGATTGTGTTTTTGTTGTTAAGGGAGATGAAGATCTTACCCCTGCTGCATTAATACTTCTTACTTCAAAATCAAACCTTGATTCGTTATTAGTAGAATCTATAATTACATCTGAAATTTCAAAATCACTTCCATTGACAACAACTGTTTTAAAGTTGCCACTATCTTGTCTATATTTAACCTCATATCTATTTACACCTAAAACAGGCTGCCATCCAACAATAATTTTTATTCTTATCGTATCTCTAAACCTATAAAGCTGTTCTATTGGATATTTAGTAATTGAACCATTAGGATTAACTCTATTAGCAAATTGTGCGGGAGGTGCTGGAATTTCATTTAAATTTGTAAAATCTCTAAATTGTAAAGTTTCTAGTTGCTCTGCATGATCGTATTTCGATTCATTATGAGTTATTGCTGTAATTTGATATGTAAAATCATCTTTTTCTTCTACTCCAACTACTTTAAATTTTTGTGTTTCTATATTTTCAGCACCTGTTCCCTGCGTAGTTTCTAATATCCATATTGAGTTAAGATTTGGTGCAACTGTTTGTGTGGTCAGTACATAATCTTCTTCGTTAAAATTATAAGAAGTATTAGTAGTAGACAAGAAATAATTATCAGTATTATTGTTACTATCTTGTATTTTTTGTGTGAAATTACCAACTATGGTAATTGTATTGCCAGAAATACTTGCAACTGTATTTGTAGAAACAGTGCCATTCGGCATGATTACATGGAGAGTCCTTGTATATATGACTCCATCAGCGGGTAAATCAGTTATAGAAGTATCATCAATTGTTATTTGATTTGTGCCATTTACTCCCATAATCCTTCCCGCTCTTCTTACCCCTGCTCTTACTGGATCTGCTATTTCAATGATTTGACCTGGCCTACATAAAGCTCCAGCCTCTAATGTGGTGGTAAAAGCAACTGACTCTGTTTCATTAGCTAATGAATATAGCAACCAACGACCTAATCTTCTTGCTTGATAACGTGATGTACATCCAAAAGCATCAATATTTTTTGTATTTACTCCATACTTTGAGATTGCAACCTCATCTAAAACTTCTTCATATGCTGTGTCCCTTAGATTTAAATCTAAATATTTTACGACTGCAACTGTAGTTCTTGTTTTTACTGATGAAGAAGAATATTGAAATCCATCAGGTGTTACATTAGCTAAAGTGAACAAGAAAGATGTGTCTTGGCCTTTTCTATCTTGTATAAGAGATAATTTACCAGCGGTATACATAGCCATACCTCTAAATACTGAACATAAAGTATTAATAATTTTAAAAGCGTCTTCTCTTTTTCTTATTACTCCATTCAGAGAAAATCTAGGTTCTGTAATTGTATTTTCCGTTCCATCATTTAATCTAAATTTAAAAGTAACTTCTTCTGAGCAATATTGACTTACAGAATAAAACGAGTATATATCTAAATTAGATGCAACTCCTGTAGAAAAATTAGCTTTCTCAGCATCAGTTAATATTTCATCTCCTAACCCATATCTTCTTGAAACTAATAAATCGTATAAACACCAAGCTGGATCTGTAGTCCATTTTGCTGCTTGTAGTACACCATTAAAAACATATCCACTATCATAAATTATTCTGCCATTATTAGGATCTACATTTACGTTGCCTGATGAATTAGATGCTGGGATTCTTACCTTTGTACCTCTTACACGAAAAGCTCTTTTAGGAATACTAGAAAATTGCTCTGCATCAATTCTCATACCAACCAAAGCAGAATTCGGATAATTAAATATTTGTAAAACCGAAACTGAACCTGACGTAATTGTTTGAGAAACACTTGTTCCAACCCTAAATACATCTCTACTAACAATTTGCGTGACTTGAGTGGCATTAATATTATTCGTAGGTTTTGATGGTGTACCACTGTTAAAAGTTAACTTGACAGAATCGCCAACTATTAAATTATGAAAAGGCGCATTAATTTCTATAACTTGTCCAGATTGACTATATGTTGCATTTTGATTACGAAAGCCAAATTTTATTTCTTGAAAACTTACTAATTTAAAAGTACTTTGATGACTAATAAGATCTAAATCATCTAGATTTAAACTTGAATCGTCAGCCGTAGTTCTTCTAACTCTAAAAGTAACAGGAAATGTGTTTCCAGTAATTTGAAAAGTATGTTGATCTTGATATAGATCAGGAGTTCTACCTTTTACTTCTCTTCCAACAACATTTCCATTTTCATCAGTATCATTAAACCCACCAAGAAAAACAAAACTACCACCATGCTGTTGTTTTTCAATTGTATATCTAAAAGAAGTACCTTCTGTATCTCCATTCTTTTTAATTTTCTGCAATACTGGCACACCAATAGTAAGAGTTACAGCATCAACACTCGTATCTGTTATTTGAAAAGTTACACCAACACCGCTTTGCGTTACGTCAGAATTAACACTTGTTGGGGATGAAGCCTCAGTTTCAAACCCAGGTACAACGTCTTGACTTGCAGTGCCTCCTCTAACGTGTAAAGTAACATCATCAAAATTTAATGAACCATCAGAGTTCATTATTGGTGTATCGTTTAAAAATACAGATCTTTGCCAAGCATTAGCATTTGGCACATTGTTGTGATTATATAAGCCCTCTATTTCACCTTCTGATATTACGTCAATAATTTTTGCGTGTGATCTACTATCTAGAGAATCTGGAGCAGTTTTAGAGGAATTACCTCCACCTTTACCTCCTCCTCCAGAACCAGCGATAAAATTTTGATCAGTCATCTAGTCAGTCTCCGAATCTTCAGTAACAACACGAGCAGATACAGGAATACTTCCAGTTATTACATCTCCATATATTACAGGAATAACAGTTCCAGCTCTTGCTGTATTTTGAATCCCACTAAAACTGAATGAATTTCTAGGATCTCCTTCGCTATCATCAATTTCTGGGGTAGGAGTCAATAAACCCGCTAAACCATTAAGAACTAAAAGTATACCTAATTTACCAGCTAATGAAGTCCAACTTAAAGCACCAGTTGTTGCATTGAAAAGTGGTGCTTTTAAAAATTCTCCAAAACCTATTTTCCCTGCAAATCCTCCAGCAAAACCAAATCCAATGGCTATTAATGCAACACCAGCTAATATCTTTCCAATATTTCCTGATCCAGAAACAACTGGAATAATTTTAATTTCTTCATATCCAGCAGGGTATATAAGCTCTTCATAATCTAATGGAGTATTTCCAAGTTTTACTTGATAAAACTGTTCAGACATATGTTTATCCAACCCTTGAAAATTTACTGCTAAAAATTTAATAGCATCAGCAGTTGTATTAGCAACTGCCTCAAATTCATTTTGTCCGCCACAAAATTCTGCTAGATTTCCATACAATTTAATTTTACGCAACATATCGTAACCTCATACCTGTAGCTTTCATGAGCCATTCTCCATAAAAGTCCTTTGAACTTAGTCTACCTTGAATATGATGAAGTACCATTTGTTTGCCGACATATACTCCTACATGATTTAAACCTGTGCTATTCAATGAAAATAATAAACTATCACCTTCTTTTAAAACTTCATCATTAC